CTGCGAGTTGATCGAGGAGATCGTGCGAGCGCTTCGCGCGAGGCGGGAGGTGCTGGAGCGCCTGTTCGTGGAACCCGGGCAGCTGGTGATCCACGTGAACCCGACCGCAAAGGCGGATCGGGTGCGGATTGAGGCCCGGGTCAAAGTGTAGAATATTCAAAGGTGGGGGGCAGCCCGCAACGAGCAGCGCCGTCGCCAAGCGATAGCAGATCAGGGAGCCTGGTCCCCCTGCTGAGGCGAGCAAGCGGGCTCGCCGAGGGGCTGCCCCAAAGATGATGAATACCGCCGCCGGGAAAGTGCCAGGCTGACCGGCGGCCCGGGCGTGGCCCGGCAGGGAGCGCCAATCCTCTCACGAGGGTTGGCGCTCTTTTGGTTTGGGGGGAGAAGGCGGAGGTGAGATGGACGTGACAGAGATTCTCGGGGCCATCGGGATCAGCGCGCAAGTGGTCGTGCAGGCGGCGTTCCTGATCGTGGTCAGCAACCGGCTGGTCGAGGGACTGATCAAGCCGCTGTTCGAGCGGCTGGGCTGGGACACGTTCTGGCTGATGTACGTGAGCTGGGGCGTGGGCGGGCTGCTCGTCGGCCTGGGGGAGATCGACCTCTTTGCGGCGGTGCTGCCGGCGTTGGTCTGGGGCGTCCTGCCCGGGCACGTGGTGGGAATCGTGCTCAGCGCGCTGGTGGCCGGGGGCGGGGCGAACCTGGTCAACGACCTGCTGAAGAGCCTGGGCGGACCAAAGCCCGGGCCGCAGGTGATGCATCGATCGCGTAGCGGGCAATGACCGTGGACCCGGCGCTCTGGGCATCGCTGATCGAAAAATCGACCATCGCGACGGTGGCCATATTCGCGATCTGGATCCTGCAGCGGGAGTTCAAGCGGCAGCTCCAGGAACGGGACGATCGCCTGGAGGGACAGCGGCGCGAGCACCAGGAGGAGCGGCAGCAACTGGTGCAGGTGATCGAGCGCAACACCTCCGCCTGGCAGAAAGCAACGCAGACGATGGCCGAGATCGCCACCGGAGTGGCCATGCTGGTGAGCACGATCGACCACAACCGCGAGGACATCAGCGGCATCCGCGCGCTGCTGGCCAGGCGGCCGTGCATCGGCGAGGCGGCAACACGGGAGGACTGGAATCGCGACCTGGGCGATGGACCGGACGGCGGAACCCCCCGCCCCGCCTCCGGTTCATCGCCCAGGTCGTGATCGCTAATACGCGGGTATTGAGGGATGATGGAGCGGATGGTCGAGCCCCAGGCCCTGCCGGGCCTGGAGGCACAGATCAACGAGTACGACGAGGCGCAGCTGCAGGCGGCGGCGGCGCGGCGCGTGTTCGAGGCAAACGAGGGACCCTACCCGTGGCTCGACGCCTACTGGGAGCTGCGCGCCCGCGGCTGGGACTGGCGCAAGGCAGTATACATCGCCTGGCTGGCCATGCCCGAGGGACACCGCAAGCCAAAGACGCAGCACGCGCTGGCCACAGAGATCCTGGGATTGGCCAGCGACCGGCGGCTGCGCGAGTGGCGGCGCGACAACCCGGCGCTGGAGGAGGAGGCGATCCAGCTGCTCCGGAACCGGGTCTTTTCGGCGCTGCCGGCGGTCCTGGACGCGCTGATCGAGTCGGCGAGCACGCCGAGCGGGCGCAACCACGCGGACCGGCGGACCTACCTGGAACTGACCGGGGCGATCGGGCAGTTCGATGGGGACCGGGAAGGGCTGCCGGAGGACCTGAGCGACCAGAGCACGGCGCGGCTGCGCAGGCGCCTGGCGGCGCTGAAGGCGCGGAACGATGCTGAGTGACGCCGAGCGGGCGGAGCTGGAGCTGACACGGCGCGAGCTCGCGGCGCGCGAGTTCTACGATTTCTGCCACTACGTCGACCCGAGCTACCCGGAGGCGCCGCACCTCAAACTGCTGGCCGAAAAGCTGCAGCAGGTCAAGGAGTATGTGGCCAGCGACGGCGCGGAGGGGATCGGGCGGCTGATGGTGTTCATGCCGCCGCGGCACTGGAAATCGACCAGCTGCAGCGTCCTCTTTCCGCCGTGGTTCCTCGGGCACCTACCGGACAAGCGGATCCTCCTGACGTCGTACGGCGGCAGCCTGGCCACCGGGTTCAGCCGGCGCGCGCGCAACACGATCCGCAGCGATCGCTACCGCGCGGTTTTCGGGGATCGCAGCGCCAACCCGGTGGTGACGCTGAGCGACGATAGCCGCTCGGTCGAGAGCTGGGATCTGCAGGGATGCAGCGGCGGCCTGGCGGCGGCCGGGGTGGGCGGGGCGATCACGGGCAAGGGTGCGCACCTGTTCATCATCGACGACCCGCACAAGAACCGGATCGAGGCGGAGAGCGAGGCCAAGCGGCGCGAGGTGATCCAGTGGTGGAGCGCGGACGCGCAGAGCCGCCTGGAAAAGGGCGCGGCGGTCGTGCTGATCATGACGCGATGGCACCCGGATGACCTGGCGGGCCACCTGATCAAGGAGATGGTCGACGACGAGGACGCCGACCGCTGGGAGATCCTGTGCCTGCCCGCGATCGCGGAGGAGTGGGCGGAGGCGTTCGACCGCGAGGAGTTCGTGAAGGCATTGCGTGCGGGCTGGTGGCGCGGCCTCGACCCGCTGGGCCGGGCGCCCGGCGAGCCGCTGTGGCCGGAGGAGTTCCCGCTGGAAGACCTGGCGAGCCGGAAGGCGAACACGATCGGCTACGACTGGGTGGCGCTCTATGCCCAGCGCCCGCGGCGCCTCGAGGGCAACGTAATCAAGGCCAACCAGATCCACATCATCGACGCGGCCGAGGTGCCAGCCGAGGTGCGCTGGGTGCGCTACTGGGACCTGAGCGTGGGGCGCAGCGAGCGGGCGCACGGCCTGGCGGGCGCCAAGTGCGGGCGCGACAGCCAGAAACGCTTTTACATCGCCGACGTGCGCGAGCTCCGTCCGCCGTGGTCGGAGGCGCGCAGGGGCATCGTGCGGACGATGCTCGAGGACGACGCGGCGGTGGTGCAGGGGATCGAGGTAGCCGGCCAGCAGGACGGCTATTACCAGGATTTCCGGGACGACGAGCGGCTGCAGCTGCGCTCGATCGCGGCGGTGAATCCGAAGGAGGTCGGCGACAAGGTAGCCCGGGCACAGCTCTGGGCGACGCGCATCGAGGACGGGCTCGTCTACCTGGTGCGCGGGCCGTGGAACGACGCGTTCATCGAGCAGTGCGTGGGGTTCCCGAACGGCAGCGCGGACGACATGGTCGATGCCGTGTCGGGGGCGTGGCAGATGCTGCCGGGATACGTGAGCTGGGACGACGTGCCGCGCGGCGAGCCGGTGGCCAGCATGTTCGACCTATTCGGCGAGAGGGCGGGCGCGGCCGCAGGGGCGGACACGCAGGTCCGCCCATACGAGCGTGAGAGGGTGGGGGCGTGGCTGCCATAGACCTGATGGAACAGGGCAAGACGGGGCTGGTCCAGTGGTCGGGCCAGGTGGCCGAGGCCTACACGAGCAAGTTGGAGTGGCCAGATGCCTACGCCATCTACGACGAGATGCGGCGGCGCGACCCGACGATTCGCTCGATGCTGAACGCGGAGGTGCTCCTTGCCCGAACGGCGAGCTGGTATTTCGAGCCGGGGGGGAAGGCGGACGATGACAAGCGGGCAACGGAGTTCTGCGAGGAATGTATCCGCGACATGAGCCACACGATCGAGGACGCCATCGAGGACGCGCTGATGTGCGTGTGGTTCGGATGGGCCTGGCAAGAGCTGTGCTACAAGCGGCGCCAAGGGCCGAATGGGCGCTCGGAGAGCCAGTATGATGATGGGCTGATCGGCTGGCGCAAGTGGGCGCCTAGGCGGCAGAGCAGCTTTCACCGCTGGGAGTTCGACGCAGCCGGGGGAGTGAGCGCGCTCGTGCAGCGGCCGGCGCCGGATTACGAGGAGATCGAGATCCCGATCGAGAAGAGCTTGCACTACCGCGGGCAGCGGGATAGCAACAACCCGGAGGGCTGGGCGCTGGGCGAGAGCAATTACGAGCCGTGGTATTTCCTGAAGAACTTGCACATCATCTCGGGCATCGCCTGGGAGCGGACGTTCATCGGGCTGCCCGTATTCGAAATCGAGGAAAAGGCGCAGGAACCCGACAACACCCGGATCAAGGCGACCGGCGAGGCGCTGATCGTCGGCGAGAAGCAGTTCGTGAGTGTGCCCGCAGGCGTCAAGTTCCGGCTGGAGACGGTGCACAATACCTCGGCCGAGAGCCTGCTCAGCCAGATGAAGTACGAGCGGCGCCAGATGATGCAGACGCTGCTCTGCGATTTCCTCGACCTGGGCACGGGGCAGACCGGGTCGTGGGCCTTGGGCCAGGATAAATCCATCCTGTTCCTGATGGCGGTCGACGGGCTCCTGGACCGCATGGCCACGGTGATCAACCGCTTTGGGGTGGCACGGCTGATGACCTACAACCGGCTGGCGTTTCCGGCGCTGACCGAGCCGCCGCAGCTCGCGCACAAGAAGGTGGAAAAGCCGGCGCTAACCCAGCTCGGGAGCTGGCTGCAGCAGGTGCAGGGCCTCCTGGAGTGGAGCGAGGAAGATGAGAGCTGGCTGCGCCACCGCGCCGGGATGCCGACGATCGACCTGACGGCGAAAGAGGAACAGCCGGAAGCGGACTCGGAGCCCGAGGGCGAGGAGTCCGATGGCGAGCAGCCGCCTGGTGAGGAACCGGCGAGTATGCGGGCCGCCTTTGCCGCGTACCGGCGCGACCGGGAGGTCGAGCGGACGCGCGACGGGCTCGAAGAGGAGCTGGCTACCGGCGTCGAGACCTGGCTCCAGGAGCAGGAGGACCGGGTCCTGGAGGCGGCGCCGGGCAACGCCGAGCTGCCGGACGACGAGGAGTTCTGGAGCGGCGAGGACAAGCTGCTCGTCCTCGTTTTTCTCCCGGCGCTGCTGGAGGCGCTGAACGTGCTCGGCGAGGCACAGGCGGCCGGGATGGCCGACCTGGGCGTGCAGTGGGTCGAAGCCAATGCGGGCGCGGCGGCCTGGCTGCGCAATTACACGTTCGAGCTGGTGACGCAGCTCAACGGGACGACCCGGGAGAACCTGCGCGAGTCGATGTTGAGCTGGGCCGAGACCGGAGGCGACGTCTCCGACCTGGCCAAACTGCTGCGGCCGACCTTCGGTGCGAACCGCGCGCAGGCGATCGCGGCGAGCGAGATCACGCGGGCGGACGCGGCCGCGGCCGAGGGGCTGGGTGCGCTGTTCGGTGTGCAGTACGCGATCACGCCGCCGACGCGCACCAACTGCCGCTGCCGGGTGAGCCTGCAAACGCTGCCGAACGGCGAGGTGGTTGGCGTGTGGCTGACGGCGCGGGACGACCTGGTATCGAAGGCCAAGCGAGTCCAGACGCCGTGGGGCGAGGTGGTCAGCGACGCCGACCTGGAGGGGATCGTCGTCAGCGAGGGGCCGTACCTGGGCCGGTCGTTCGACGAGGTCGCGGCGGAGGTGAGTAGCTGAGATGTCCGTCGTCGACGTGCCGATATTCGAGCTGAATTACGAGATCGTCGGGCTGGATGGGTTGGCCGCGGCGCTGGAGCGGATGCCGGAGGCGCTCGGCTCGGAGACAGAGCAGGCCATCGACCGGGCGCTGATGCTGGCACAGGGCAAGCTGGCGATCTATCCGCCCGCGCTGCCGCTCAGCCGCTACCGGCGCACGGGACTGCTGGGCCAGCTGTGGGCGGGGGCGACGCACCGGGTCCGGCGGGTGACGGGCGGGGCGGGGCGGATGTACATCGAGGGCAGCATCCAGAATGCCCGTCCCGGGATCGAGCGCGTCCAGGACGAGGACGACCAGGCCTGGGTGCACCAGGGCCGGTGGCGGACGGTGCAGCAGATCCTGGCCGACCTGGAACCCGAGATCGAGCGGCTGCTGCAGCAGGCAGGCGATCGGGTCGTCAGCCAGGCGGCGGCGAGCACAGGGAGGTGACCATGGCAAGAGAAGACGATTGCAGCAGGAATAGAGAGCCCGAGTTGCAGAATCCCTTCGATCGGCCGGAGGGCCCTACAGATAGCCTACCACGTGAGCCTCTATGGAGCCGCATCCTGTTCTGGTTTCTGTTTTCCTTGGCTGCTGGATTCGTCGTCGGCGTCCCGCTTCTGTCAATATTCTGGTAGGAGGTGGCGGTGCCATATCACGTTGAAGAGGGACATGAGGAATGCCCGGCGGACGAGCCTTGGGCGGTAGTCAAGGACGACGACGGCGAGGTGATGGGCTGCCACGCCAGCGAGAGCGACGCGGACGAGCAGATCAAGGCGCTCTATGCGAACGAGGCGGACCTCGGACAGGCGCGCGATTTCTGGTTTGCGCCGCTGGCCGAAGGGACCGCGGCCAAGCCGATCGAGATCCTGTGCGAAGGCACGTTCAAGGACTTCTACGGCCGATGGACAGTCATTTCCTCCGACGACGTAGATGCCTATGCCACCAATTTCGAGGCCGGAGCCGCCGGGCAGGACGTGCCGATCGACGTCGATCACCAGGAGGGGGAGGCCGCCGGATGGCTAGACAAAGTCTGGGTGATCGAGCGCGACTTTTCGATCGCGGATTTCGAGTTCGACGATGAGACAGGCCAGATGGTCAAGGTCGGAGAGCACGTCGAAAACCGCAAGGTGCTCCTCGGCCTGCCCAAGTGGAACAAGCTGGGCCGGGAGTACGTCGGCGAGCAGATCTACCGCTACCTGAGCCCGCTGATCGACATCGTTAGAAAGGTGCTGCTAAGCGTGAGCCTAGTGAACTTTCCAGCCATCAAAGGGATGCAGCCGGTGGAACTGTCGGCCGACCTGACGAGATATGTCCGGCTGGCCGATGGACAGCCGGGATCGGTGCGGATCGGCGACTATCTGCAGGCCAAGATCCACAGCTATTTCACCGGGATCGCGGACAATATGGCGATCAGCGGCCTGCTGAGCGTCGAGGAACGCAAGGAGTTGAGCGCGGCCATCGGGGCCGCGTTGGAGGCATTTGCCGAAAA